CTGGGGATAACGGCCGCCAGACGGAGAGTTTATGGCTTCAAAATCACTTGGCACGCTGACGATTGACCTGATCGCAAAAGTGGGCGGCTTCGTTTCAGGCATGGACAAGGCCGAGCGTGCCTCTGAAAAGTGGGCTAAGCAGGTCCAGAAAGACGCCGCTGCCAGTTCTGCCGCACTGCTCTCGGTGGGCGGTGCGGTTCAGGCGGCAGCGCTTGCGGCAGGCACTGCCGGTTTCGCTTTGCTTAAATCTACGTCTGAACAGGTAAACGCCACAGACCAGTGGGCGAAGTCGCTGAAGATGTCCACGCAGGAGCTTCTTGCCTGGCAGTTCGCGGCAGAGAAAGCCGGTATCTCCGGTGACAACATGGCTGACATCTTCAAAGATCTCAGCGATAAAATCGGTGATGCAGTACTGAATAAGTCAGGTGAGGCCGTTGATGCACTTAACTCGCTTGGCCTGTCTGCTGATAAGCTGTCGAAGGTCTCACCGGACAAACAGCTGCTGGCGATTGGTGAGGCGCTGGGCAAAATCAGCACCAACGCAGGCAAGGTCACCATCCTTGAAAGCCTGGGTAATGACCTTTCAAAACTTCTTCCGCTATTCGACAACAACAACGCAAAGCTGACTCAGTTCATTCAGCTGGCGAAAGATTATGGCGTCGCGCCTGACCCGCAATCCATTGATGATCTTATTAAGGTCAACACCCTGTTTCAGGATATGGAGGCGCAGGTAAAAGGACTGAAGATGGAGATTGCAGCCGGGCTGGCGCACGTTGACCTGAGTCCGCTGAATAACTCTCTCTCAGATATTCATGATGTTTTGACCGATCCACAGGTTCTGCAGGGTATCGCCGATCTGGTCAGTCAGGTGGCACAGCTTGCCGGATGGCTGATTAAGGCAGCGGCGGGCGCAGGTAAACTGGCATCCGCTTCCGGTAACAGGATGGCCGCGCTGGGTAATCGCGTGGATATGGATAATCCAGACCAGATTCAGGCCCGTATTGACTACCTGAACAGCACGACAAAAGGTCGCGGCAACGGGATGTACGATGGCAGCCAGACCTTTCTGGGCTGGATTATGGGCAAGGACGACAGCGTAAAATCGGTATCTGACGAAATTGCCACGCTTACAGGACGCCTGGCAGAGCTGAATAAGCAGCCTAAAGACATCAAAGTGTCGCCTGACGTCACACCGGGAACGGCTTCTTCACTGCTGGATTTCGGGCTTGGTAAAGGAGAAACAAACGGCAAGCCGGCGAAGGTGAAAAAAGACACCGCAGCTGCAAAGCTGGAGTCTGCTTTCAAAGCTACTGAGCGTGGCTACATGCGCCAGATTGAGCTGATTGATACAACCGGCAAAAAGACGGCTGTGGTGACCGAACAGCAGAAACTTCAGTTTGATATCGCTGACGGCAAACTGCAGGGACTTAACGCCACACAGCAGAAGCGGCTGGAATTTCTGGCGCAGGAAGTTGACCGGCTGAATGCGGTCAAAAAGGCGAATGAGGAAAATGCCAAAATAGCGGCATTCGTTGCTAACCTGCAGGCGCAGAACAGCAATGCAAAATCATCGCTGAATATCGACGTTCAGGGGGCCGGTCAGGGCGATAAAGAGCGCCAGCGCATGAAGGAACGCCTGAGTATTGAGCGGGAATATCTCGATCAGCAGCGTGAACTGCAGACGCAGTATCAGTCTGGTGATATCACCAAATCCCTTTATGAACGTGAAACCAGTGCTATCGGCAGCGCCATGAGCGACCGCCTGAAAATTCAGGAAGACTATTACAAAAGCATGGATGCCATGCAGTCTGACTGGATGGGCGGCGTGAGTGACGGGCTGGCGAACTGGCTGGATACGTCTTCAAACTATTCAGCCTCAGCGGCAAGCGTTGTCAGCAGCTCTATGGATAGCGCACTGGATAACGTTTCATCCATGCTGATGGGGAACAAAGCCAGCTGGAAGGACTGGACTTCATCAGTGCTGAGCATGATCGCCAAAGTCGCTCTGCAGATGGCCGCTGTAAACCTGATAGGCGGGCTGGTGAGTTCAGTCGGCGGCGCTGCTGTTGGCGCGGCATCGGCTGGCGGTGGCACAGCGAATAACTCATTCAGCAGTGGTTCCTACAATAACCTGACGCTTAACGCCAAAGGGGGCGTGTATGAGTCCCATGACCTGAGCCAGTACAGCGGATCGGTCGTCAGTTCTCCGACGCTGTTTGCCTTCGCTAAAGGTGCTGGTCTGATGGGCGAGGCGGGTCCTGAAGCGATTATGCCGCTGACGCGTGCGGCAGATGGCTCACTTGGTGTGCGTGCGATAGGGAGTGGCGGTGGCAGCGGTGGTACGTCTATTTCTGTCAGCGCACCTGTCACGGTTGAGGGCGGCGGGGCCGGTGAAACCAGCAGTGCCAATACTGCCAATACTGCCCGACAGCTGCAGAGCATGATTCAGATGGTCCTTTCAACTGAACTGAAGAAAGCGATACTGCCTGGTGGCATACTTTACCGCGGCGGATAACATTGATGGTGAAAAATGGCGACTGATACTTTTAGCTGGTGTGTCAGAACGGGGGCGACGGAAGAGGTTACAGTTGCCACGCTTCAGGCTCAGTTCGGTGATGGCTATAAACAGGTTGCCGGTGCCGGAATTAATGACCAGCGTGAATCGTGGCCGGTTACCTGCAGCGGCAGCAAAGCCGAGATGGCGATTGTGAGGGCTTTTCTCAAAGCACACGTCACCGCCTCCTGCTGGTGGGTCAATCCGTGGGGAGAGAAAAAGCTTTACCGCGTTAAGTCTGATTCAATCCGACCCGCCTTCATCAACGGCAACTTCGTGGAAATCAGTTTTACCTTCGAACAGGCTTTCGCACCGTGACATGTCAAGATAACAACAGGGCGCTCAGCGCCCTTTTTTATTGGGTGAAAAATGAGTTTTAACCAAGACATTCAGGCGCTGGAGCCGGGGAGTCTGGTCCAGCTGATTGAGATAGACGGTACTGCTTTCGGTCTTGATACCGTGCTGCGCTTTCATGCGTATAACCTGCCGACTGAAGGGTGGAAGTCTTTCGCAGTGGAAAACCTGCCATCAATCATCTGGCAGGGCAATGAGTACGATCCGCACCCCTATGAGCTGACCGGCATGGAAATGAGCAGCACCGGTTCACAGCCGACGCCAAAGCTTTCTGTGGGCAACGTAGGCAACTATGTGACCGCGCTCTGCCTGCAGTTTGACGACATGGTGAAGGCGAAGGTGCGCATCCACACCACGCTGGCAAAGTATCTCGATGCGGCAAACTGGACGGCGGGCAACCCCAGTGCTAACCCGCAGGAGGAACGCGTTCAGCTGTTTTACGTGAATGCGAAGACCTCCGAGACGCGTGCTCAGGTGGATTTTGAACTCTGCTCTCCATTTGATATCCAGAGCCTGCAGCTTCCATCGCGCCAGATTACGCCGGTCTGCAGCTGGTGCATGCGTGGATGGTACCGCACCGGCACAGGATGCGATTACGCAGGCAGCCGGTATTTTACCAAGGACGGCACGGCGACCACTGACCCGTCAAAAGATGTCTGCGGCGGTCGGATGGCTGACTGCAAAGCACGCTTTGGCGATGACCAGCCACTGCCGTTCGGCGGATTCCCGGCTGCAAACCTCCAGGGAAAATAACGATGCGCAAAAAGATTCTTGAGGCGATACGCGAGCACGTGGCCGCCGAATATCCGAAAGAGGCATGCGGACTGGTAATCCAGTCAGGCCGGACTCAGAACTACATCCCCTGTCGGAATATCGCTGATGCGCCGACAGAGCACTTCACGTTGTCGCCGGAGGATAAGCGGGCAGCGGAAGCGCAGGGCGACATCCTGATGGTTATCCATTCACATCCGGACGTGCCGCAGCTCATCCCGTCAGAACATGACAGGGTGCAGTGCGACTTCTCCGGCGTGGAATGGGGGATCATGTCGTGGCCGGATGGTGACTTCTGCACCATCAGCCCGCGGACTCATCGCGACTACGCAGGTCGCCCCTGGCTGATTGGCAGTAATGACTGCTGGACGCTCATCATGGACTGGTACCAGCGTGAGCACGGCATCACCCTGAAAAACTGGTCTGTTGACTATGAGTGGTGGGTGGACGGCAAAGAAAATCTGTATGACGACAACTGGCAGTCAGAGGGGTTTGTGGAGGTTGATTTAGCAGAATTGCGCGAGGGCGACATGATCATGATGCGCATCAGCGCCCCGGTAACAAACCACGCCGCGATCTATCTGGGCAACAATATCATTCTTCATCACAACGCCGGGATCCTGTCTACACGGGTGCCCTATGGCGAATACTGGCGTAACCGTACCGTGCGCATTGTGCGCCGAAAGGAGCTGATGGATGCTTAAAACCATGCGACTCAAAGGCCGGATGGCAAAAATGTTTGGTCAGGTTCATCAGTTCCACGTTGCTGATTTGCGGGAGTTGCTGCGTGCGATGTGCTCACAGGTGCCGGGATTCAAAAAGTATGTATCAAACGCGCATCTGAACGGCGTGCGCTTTGCCTTCTTCAGCGGCAAAGACAATATCGGCCTGCAGGAATTCGATATGTCCTCAGCCGCAACTGAGTTTCAGATGGAGCCTGTGCTGGAAGGTTCAAAGCGTGGCGGTACGCTGCAGATCATCATTGGTGCTGTAGCGATTGTGGCCGCGTTCTTCACAGCTGGTGCATCACTGGCGGCATACGGCGCGGCTATCGGTACCACGACCGCAGTTGGCCTGGCTACTACAGCACTGACCAGTATTGGTATCAGTATGTTGCTGGGTGGAGTAGTTCAGATGCTGACGCCTCAGCCAAAGTTAAATGTAGGTTCCTCATCCAGCACGGATAATAAGCCGAACTATGCGTTCGGTGCGCCGGTCAATACCGTTGCCATGGGCTATCCGGTGCCGGTGCTTTACGGGACGCGGGAAATCGGCGGCGCAATCATCAGTGCAGGCAGCTTTACCAGCGATCAGCAGTAATCCATTCGGGACTACTTTTCAGGCCTCCTTTGGGTGGCTTTTTTTATGGGTGAAATATGCGACTTCTTGAAGGTGCTGTGATTCAGGGCAGTAAAGGTGGTGGCGGGAGCGCACATACGCCGGTAGAGCAGGCCGACGATCTTCTGTCTATCGCCAAACTGAAAATGCTGCTGGCTATCTCTGAGGGTGAAATTCAGGGCGACTTGACCGCACAGCAGATTTACCTGAACGATACGCAACTGGCGAATGAAGACGGCACCTATAACTTTACTGGCGTCGTGTGGGACTGGCGCAGGGGAACACAGGACCAGACCTATATTCAGGGCATGCCTGAAGTTGATAACGAACTGTCAGTGGGCGTTGCCGTCACGCAGGCGGTCGCCTGGACCCGCCAGTTCACTAATCTGACGCTCGATGCTATTCGCATTAAGCTGAGCCTGCCGGTGCAGTACCAGTATAAAGATAATGGCGACATGGTTGGTACCGTGACGCAGTATGCCATTGACCTTTCTACAGATGGCAGCTCATGGGTTACCGTTGTTGACGGCAGCTTTAACGGCAAGACCACGTCTGAATACCAGCGCGATCACCGTATCGATTTACCCAAAGCGACTTCCGGCTGGTCTATCCGGGTGCGCCGCATCACCGCTGACTCGACATCCTCAAAGCTGATAAACGGATTCAAGGTGTTTTCGTTTGCGGAAATCATTGACAGCAAACTTCGCTATCCCAACACCGCACTGCTTTACATCGAGGTTGATGCCAGCCAGTTCAGCGGCCAGGCACCAAAAGTTACCTGCAAGCCAAAAGGGCGGCTGGTACGCGTGCCGACGACCTATGACCCGGTTTCACGCACGTATGCCGGTACATGGCAGGGTGATTTCAAATACGCCTACACGGATAACCCAGCCTGGATTTTCTATGACCTGGTGCTGGATAAAATCTTCGGCATGGGTACCCGCGTCGATGCCACCATGATCGACAAGTGGGAGCTTTACAGCATTTCGCAATATTGCGATCAGATGGTGTCAGACGGTGCAGGCGGCACAGAGGCGCGATTTACCTGTAACGTCTTCATCCAGAGTCAGCAGGACGCGTACACCGTCCTGAAGGACATTGCGGCGATATTCCGTGGCATCACGTTCTGGGGCAACAGCCAGATTTTCGTAAATGCAGATGTGCCACAGGTCGATTCAGACGGTAACGTTGATGTTGATTTCGTTTACCACGCCGCGAACGTCATTGACGGCCTGTTCACGTATGCCGGAGGCAGCTACAAGAACCGCTACTCGTCCTGTCAGGTGAGCTGGTCCGATCCGATTAACCACTATTCCGACACTGTTGAAGGCGTCTACGACTCAGACCTGGTGCAGCGCTACGATGTGCGTGAAATGAGCCTGACGGCCATCGGCTGCACGTCACAGAGTGAGGCACACCGGCGCGGACGCTGGGCCATTTTATCGAATGCGAAAGATGGTACGGTTTCATTCGGCGTCGGCCTGGACGGTTACATTCCGATCCCGGCTGAGATTATTGGGGTAGCGGACCCGTTCCGCAGCGGCAAACAGAATGGTGGCCGCATCAGTTCGGTTAGCGGCCTGCGCATCACGCTTGACCGCGCTGTTGATTATGCTGCCGGAGACAGACTGGTTGTGAACCTGCCGGACGGCACCGCACAGACCCGCACAATTGGCAGCATCAGCGCCGATAAAAAAACGGTCAGTGTGAATACCGCTTTTCGCATTACGCCGGTTGCTGGTGCAGTGTGGGCTATCGACAGCGACAATCTGGCTATTCAGTATTTCCGCGTCACTTCAGTAGCCGGAAATGATGACGGCACGTTTACCATTACCGGTGTACAGCACGACCCGAACAAGTACCGCTACATTGATGACGGCGTGCGCATTGAGCCAGCGCCAATCACGGTCACGCCCATCAGCGTGCTTAAGGCACCGGCCAACATCAAAATCAGCGAAGTCAGCTTTGTTGAGCAGGGGCTGTCTGTTTCATCAATGCAGGTGACGTGGGATCGCGTTGAAGGTGCTATCAGCTACATGGCTCAGTGGCGCAAAGACAAAGGCGATTGGGTTAACGTCGCGGTCACCAGCGCACAGGGCTTCAGCATTCAGGGCATTTACACCGGCGTTTATGATGTCCGCGTGCGCGCCGTTAATGCCGCTGAAGTCTCTTCTCCATGGGGATACGCCGATTCAACCTCACTAATCGGCAAGGCAGGTAAGCCTGGCACGCCGGTTAACCTCCGCGCTACTGACAATGTGGTCTGGGCAATCGATGTGACGTGGGCATTTCCTGAAGGTTCCGGTGATACCTCTTACACAGAGATTCAGGTGGCCACAACGGCAGACGGGCAGAATCCGCAGTTTCTGGCTTATGTTCCTTATCTCGGCGTCAGCTATCAGCACGGACCGATGCCCGCAGGCGTTCGCCGCTGGTATCGTGCCCGGCTGGTGGACCGCATCGGCAATACCGGCGACTGGACCGGATATGTTGAGGGGGCCAGCAGCGTTGATGCGACCGCGTTACTTGGCGACATCACAGAGCAGGTTCTTAAAACGGATGCCGGTAAGCAGCTCATAGCCAAAGTTGATACCAACATTGACGCCATGCTGCAGAACGCGCTCAACCTCGATGCAACGGTTGATCACCAGATGGCCGAGTCCGGTAAAAATCGTGCTGATATCCTAACCGTTAAGCAGACTATCGCGACTAACGACCAGGCTTATGCGCAGAAGTTTGAACAGGTTCAGGCGAGCGTAGACCAGAATACTGCCGCAGTTCAGCAGACATCTACAGCGCTGGCCGATACCAATGGCAAGCTGTCAGCGCAGTACTCAGTGAAAGTCGCCGTGGACAGCAATGGTCGCCAGTATGCGGCTGGTATGGGGATTGGCGTTGAGAACAGCCCTTCCGGCATGCAGACACAGGTCTTATTCCTGGCAGACCGATTTGCCGTGATGTCTCAGGTTGGCGCAACACCGAAAACCTTCTTCGCTATCCAGAACGGGCAGACCATCATCAATCAGGCGTTTATCGGTGATGCGACGATCACAAGCGCAATGATCGCGGCATATATTGAGTCTACAAATTATGTTGCAGGCGCGACGGGATGGAGGCTCAGCAAAGACGGAACCTTTGAAAATAATGGCTATGAGCCAGGTAATGGACGGATGGTGCAAACCAACAACCAGATATCGGTCTATGACGGCAGTGGCGTTCTGCGCGTAAGAGTGGGGAAACTCAGCTGATGGCATATGGCTTTGGAACATGGGACGCAAGCGGAGTTGATAATAATACCGGGCTCGTTAAGGTAAACGCGCTCGGAGTTATGTCCATTGATGCAATAAGCAATTACAGCCAAGCATTTTCATTGCCGTCAGGTTATTCACTCGATTATCTCTTTCAGCCCAACGGTGACAGAAATGGTACTGGTAGAAAGAAAATATATGCGAGCGGTGCCAGTATAGTTGTTAGTCAGGTAGCAGGCTCAGACTATTCCTCTGGCACCTTTCCAAATGTTCCGGGAAATATTCTGGTGTTCGTGAGGTGATATGTCCTATGGAGCAATGCTGACAGACTCAGCAGGAGTACCATTTTATATCGGTGACACAATGCCATTAACGCTTCTTGAAAAACGAGTGCTTAGTGTGCCGGCAGCATCAGGCAGTGGGGCTGTCATTAATCTATTCAATAACGATGGTGTCATCAGGTTTGTTTTCGTCAACAGTAATGGCGCTCAGGGAAGCGGCCAAAACACTTGTGAAGCGATGGAGTTATCCGGGGGAGTCTGGAGCTTGCGCTGTGCTGGAGCCGCAAGAACGGTCAATGTTTATATTTTTGGTTACCAATTTCAGCCAGTCCCTGCATGGGGCATTCAAATAAATGATTCTCAGGGCAGATGTATTTTAACGAATGAGACAAAGGTCCTGCGAGATGTGCAAAAGCTCGGAGATGAGGGGTCTGACTCGGGTTCAGGATTCAACGCCAACTTCACATTGTCAGGTGAGTGGGCAGTGGCTCCAGCTTATACTGGAAGCTATGTAGGCACGGTAAGCCAAGGCGGGCAGGTTTATCCAGTAGTGGCTCAGTATGCAAGCAGTGCAAGATTTGATGGCAGCACGACGCAGGTTGCCAGTGGCTATATTGGCAACCTTAATACCGGAGGGGGAGGCACAGGCACAATGACTAACTACCGAAACCGTCTGGTAGCAGTTAACGTTCAGAGGTATTAAAAAATCGATCTTTGAAATTCATAAATTTGTTTGATGTATTTTAGGCATATATGTATAAGAGGCATAACTTAAACAAGGATGAAATCATGAAAAAGATTATGTTATGTCTTGCCGTATCTGCTCTAGCTGGTTGCCAGGCTTTACCACCTCAGCAGTGCTCAGCGACTGCCCGGATTGGTGGTCAGGACGTATCCGTTCCGATTTACGACGTTAAGAAAGTAGCCAATCAGACACAATATTATGCGGGAAACCCCTTTGGATGGAAGTGGGTATCAAAGGCAAACTTCACCAAAAGCACCTGCGATAAATAGTAAATAACTCAAATCAATGAACCCGGCCAACGTGCCGGGTTTTTTATTGCCCGGAGAAAGCTATGCCAGCAGGCACTATTGCACTAAGCAACAACTCAACAACTGTTACCGGTTCAGGAACATCTTTCACAACTGAGCTGAAAGCCAACGATTTTATTATCGCTATAGTTGGTGGCGTGACCTATACGCTCGCCGTGCAATCCGTCAACTCAGCTACTGGCGTTACTCTCATTACGGCTTATAACGGTCCCACAGCATCGGGTGTTGCATGGACTGCGCTACCAAATGGTGCAATGGTCAGCATCCCCGCACAGACGGCAGCTGACACCGCCAGAGCTATCCGCGGACTTAATCTGGACAAGCAGAACTGGCAGCAGGTTTTTAGTGGCACCGGAAACGTGACAGTAATGCTCCCGGATGGCAGCCAGTACACAGGTCCGGCATGGAACACTCTGGCGACAAATCTGGCGGACAAGGCAGCAAAGGGAGCAAACAGCGACATAACTTCTCTGTCCGGACTTACAACAGCTTTATCTATAGCTCAGGGTGGAAGTGGCGCAAAAAATGCTGCGGACGCCAGAACTAACTTAGGACTAGGCGCAACGTCATATCCCTTTTTCGGCGGAGTTGAGCTTTCTTCAGCCTCACCATATATAGATTTTCATTTCGGCAGTACTACAGCGGACTACGATGTAAGGCTTATAAACCACCGTTCGGGCGGCTTGCTGACTACCGGGCAGTTCGATGCAGCAAACAGCTTTACATCGAGAGCGGGGACTGGTGGGGCTACAGACACTGGTGCTCCCTGGAACTTTTGCTGGAATTACCAGGCCAAAACTGCATTAGGTTTGTTCATAGGTAATTCTGCTATCGGTATGGTTACCACAACTTCATACTCTGATAAGGGACTTAAAAAAGATATTAAATACAGAGACGACAATGATAAGGCGCTTACTGAGGTACTACAGTGGAGAGCTGCGGATTTCAAAATGAAGGCCCGTGGGATTCTTCCTGAAACAGCCGATCAACTCGGTTTTATTGCTAATGATCTGGTTAAGGTATCGCCAGAGTGCGTCAGCGGCGATGGGTTGCCAGAAGATTACGATATTGAAGCGGACCCAAATAACGCAGATGCATACTATCTGAATCAGGTTCCCATGATCACGAAGCTGGCTCAGGCGCTACAGGCGCAGCAGAAAATCATCGATAGCCAGTCAGAGATTATCAAAGCCATGGGAATCAGGCTGAAAGACCTTGATGGTCTGGACGGATAAAAAAGCCCGGCGACCGGGCTTTTCCTCAAAGCTTATCCATTCCGCCCTTCCCGTCTGGGGCAATTACATAGATATCCTTTTCAGATATTTTTCCTGAAGTCGTATAACTAAAAGTAAATCCTGAGCTTCTGCTTGCTCCCGGCACGGCAGCGGAAACTTCTGGCCTATCAATATCAGGCTCAATTTCCCCAACAAGATTATTCTTGATAAATACGTAAGCTTTGGTTCTCTCTCCATGCAGTGATGAGGCCCAGCCAGACACAGTCATCTTGGTTGATGGAATGCCCATTCCTCGATCCATCTCTGTCTGGGTTTCAGTCACCACTACTGAATCAACATTACCGATTACTTTTGCGCACGTTATGCTGCATACTTTAACGTCTTCAATTTTAGGTTTGGGGATAGACGATAATCCACAGATAGCAAAAACTATTAGCAACAACTCTGGATATATAAGAGAAGGCTTTAAGGCATCCATTCTGCCTTCCAGAAGCCTGCTTATAACCAATCCTATAGTTACCGCTGCTAATGGAACAATACCATATGCAAAAATCTGTCCGTTAAGATGGTAGTGAATAACCATATGACGCCAGGCTAGAATTTGCCATGACAATACTCCTGCGACAATTAACAGAGCGCCAAAGGATAGAACTGATTGGCTCTTGGTGGATTGCTTATTCTTAATGAAAATTAGAGGAAGCCAGGCAAGAGAGGCCAGAGCAGAAATCATAGCAAATAATTTAAACGGAACAAACATTCCTGCAACCTGAATCGCGGGTAGATAGAAGTATTCTCTAAATGCGGTTACTGCAAACAAGAGCTTATGATTGGATAAATCCGACGCCAGTGTTGATATCAATGAATCATTTCCGGGTCGCGATGCTAGATGTGCGATAAGTATATCTGCTTTTTTATCGTCACTATTCGCGCCGGTATGAGTTTCGGCACGATTAAGGATCGTGTTAAATCCCAGTGAATCACTTATATGATGAAGCTGAATAATATGCAATACGATAGCAGCAACAAACCCTGCTATACACGCAGCTAATATTAAGGCTAAGTGCTTTACTCTGACTTCTTTGCCATTAGCTGCACAGGAAAATACATAGCCTGCGCATGCGAAAAGGGTAACAGTAGTAATGTATTCATAACCACAAAGGCATTTAAGAAACATCGCCAGAAATATAATTGAAAAGGCCTTTGAGCCACTGTTTTCATGCCAAAGCTGACCTTTATTTAGCATTAACATGAATGGCAGTATGATAGTGAAAGGAACCCAGTAAAGTGAATGCGAAAAAGTTAGGGTCCAGGGAGATAGCGCTAATGCGAGCCAGTAGGCCAATATTCCAGGAGTTCCTGCAAGCCGGTATATTTTTGGAACGGCCATTGAGAATGTCATGGCTGTAAGGGCGGATATAATGCTTGCTGCCACTACGCTAATTTCCTGAGTGGCTGCGTTTGGAAGTAAGCTATGCACTCCCGCTAAAATTATGCCCTGGATTCCCAGCTGAGAGGTATAGGTTTGCTCAAACCATCGGAGGGACATGGCCTCATGTATCTTGCTGACAATTATAAAGGAGTCCGATCCCAGAAAGTTGTCACCATGACTTTGTATTGAAAAGAACCATGTCACGTACAGACTAATCGCGAAAAAAATCCCGATGCACACTTCATTTTCAAGCCTTTTCTTCATGGACGCAAGAGCTTGATTCATCATCATCCCTTATTTTATTTAGTGCCAAATTTATGGTGCACAACATACTTGATTGAAGCGTAAGGTCAACAATCCGTTAAGACATTTGTCACGGTGTGTCATTAGGCTTTGAGTTAAAAGGTAAAAAAGCCCGGCGACCGGGCAATAACTCATCCGCGCCTCTCTGAGCAGACTGCGGGGTGGGTCATTTGAGATTAGTCACTCCCCGCCACGCCCGCACTATTAAAATCCCTTGCCGCTCAACCCCTTTACAAATCTGTGGACTGGTCCGCCTTGATCAATCATACCGATCGATATTACTGTTTATCCATACAGTGCTTATCAGAGGAGGCTTTATCATGCCGAGAGACTATGAGATCAAAGACGCGTTTGTAAGTGCCATTAGGACCAAGGCGGGTGCCGGGCGAATTGTCACGACCGAGGAATTCGTCAAAGAACTGGAACGGCTTAACTGGCACTTCAGCCTGCGCGAGGCAAATCAGTGGATAAAA